TGGGTCGCCAGCCGCTCGGCCGCACCAGTCCGGCTCGCCGCCTGCTCGCTGGCCGACAGCGCGTTCCACTTCGCCGACACCTCGGCCGCCCACTGGCCGTAGCTGCCTTCCCGGCCGTCGGGCCGGACGAACCTGGCGCGGGTCATTAGCGGCTCCCTGCATTCCAGGCGGCCAGCTCCCGGCCGCGGACACGGGACAGCAGCGCGTCCACCCGCGCGGCCAGCTCCTGGCTGCCCTGGGCCGGTGCAGCAGCACCCTCCGCAGGCGCCGGTGCCTCAGGCACCCACCCGGGCGGCAGGCCAGGCGCCTGCACTGCCGTCTCCGCGACTTCCATGTCGGGCAGGCCCACGACCTCCAGCACCGAATGCGGGTCGTACCCGGCGTTCACCAGCGCCTCGGCCGCCGCCGTCTTCGCGGTCAGCTCCGCGTTGTCCTGCTCACGGTTCGCCGGCAACGGGTAGATGTAGTCGAACTCCACGTCCTGGCCGGTCGAGCCGAACAGCGGCAGGAACTGGAAGTTCAGCACGTCCTTCCACCGGTCCAGCCGCGGCACGATCTTCCAGTTCGCGAACACTTCCTCGCCGGTCTGCGCGTTCGCCCGGTTCACGTCATCAGTCACCCCGGTCATGACCTTGTGCATGCCGAGGGCCTCACGGATCGCATCCCGGCTGTCGCCCCGCAGGTTGACGAAGTCCATGTCCTTCTGCGCCGACCCGTTCGGCACCCACGTGGCGCCGCCCTCGAGCACGGCCACCCGGTGGGCCCGCCCGACGCCGCGGTGAGAATCCCGCCAGCGGTCGATCATCTGATCGAACTCGTCGTCGTCCATCGCGTGATCGACCTGGATCACGCCGCCCGGCGTCGCCGAGTTGAGGAAGTAGTTCCGGTTCCACTCGCTGGCATAACGGTTCGCGTCGATCTCCGTCAGCACCGTCTGGATCGGGCCCAGGCCGCCGTACGGGTCCAGCGGGTTGGGGTACTTGTTCATGATCACTTCGTGGGGCAGCAGCGGAATCTTCTCGTTGCCGTCCGGCGCCGTGTAGATGTACCCCTTCAGGTAGTTGTCCCGGTCCGGGACCGGCTCAACCCGGTCCGGCCGCACCGGCCACAGCCCCACGGGGAAACTGGCCCGCGGGTCGAAATCCACGATCCACGGCGCCTTGCCCGTCGTCTCCAGCCAGATGCCGGAGATCTCGAACAGGCTGAACCGGGTCCAGGCGACATGCTCCCGGCCGCTGATGCTCACCGTGGCGGGCTTGTTCAGCACCGACAGCGCCGCGTGCTGGACGACTTCCTGACGCTGGTCGGAGCCCTGGTCGTTCGTGGTGTAGCGGACGCGGTTGTCACGCTTCTTCCGGTACAGCCGCCACTCCGGCTTCGCCGTCGAGCTGGCGATCAGGGAGACGTTCGCGTGGACGGTGCCCTGCGTGCCATAGGCCCGCATGTTCGCCTCGTCGTCGCCGCCCGAGCCCATCGCCAGGTAGCTGATGGAGCCCTGCCGGGACGCCATCGGGACGGGTGTGGAGTTCCGGACTGCCAGCGCCTTCCCGATCAGCGACATCAGTCGCCCACCGTCCAGATGCGGACGTTGATCAGCGGGATGCATCGGCCGGGCGAGTGCCGGGGGCCGTCTGTGTAGAGCAAGCCGTTCTCGACGTTCCAGGTATCGCAGGGGTAGCTCTCCTGCTTGCCGTCCATCCAGGTCACGACAATGGTCAGCACTTCGTCAGCCGGTCACGGCGAAGTCGAGCGCCAGCAGGGACAGCCCCGTCACAACCCACCCGGCCACCGGGCCACCGTGGAACGCGCCCACATCCACCGACGCCAGCGCCGCAGCAGTCACCACATGCTGGCGGGCCACCACAGCGGCACGGGCCAGCCGCGACGGCTTCCCCGGCACCCGCACCCGGCCCAGGACAGCCGACAGCGCCGTCCCGAGCAGGGAACGACGCGCCCTCGGCGCAGTCACAGCGGCCACGGGCGAAGAATAGCCTAACGGCTGTCACAATCGCGATGTAACGACCGTTAGACACGCGAGGTGAGTGACTTGCCTGCCCTCCGGGACACCAGCGAACTCCTCTGGCCAGCCGTACAGGAGACCATCGCCGAACTCGGCCTGCTCGGCAGCGACGCCGCCGCCGTCAAACTCGTCCAGCGCTACGCCCGGGTCATCGACCAGGCCAGAGACGAAGCCTGGGCCATGCGGTGGCTCGCCCCGCTCCTCCTCGACGCCCTCACCGAACTGGGCGCGACCCCCGCGGCCAGGGCCCGGCTGACGAAGGGAGCGAAGCCAGCCGATGGCAAGCCGAACCGCCTCGCCCAGCTCCGGGCAGCGCGCGGCGCGTAAACGCTGCACCAGGAACGCCTGCCGCAAGCTCGCCCCGCCCGGTCGGAAACGCTGCGCCGACCACCGCCCAGGCCAGCCCGGCAACCCGGCCAGGCGCGGGCCCGGCCGGAAGAAGCTCATCGGCCGCACCGAGGCCCGCGTCTTCACCAAGCCGCTGCGGCCGCTGAACCGCAAGACAAGCCGCGGCTACGAGGTCATCGACTTCGCCGAGATGATCGGCGAGCCCCTGCTCCCCTGGCAGCAGTGGGCCGTCATCCACGCCCTCGAGCTCAACCCCGACGGGTCCTACCGCTTCCGCACCGTGCTGGTCCTCGTGGCCAGGCAAAACGGGAAGTCGCACCTGAAGCGGATCGTCACCCTCTGGCGCATGTACATGGACGGCGCCAAGCGCATCATCGGCGTCGCCCAGGACCTCTCACTGGCCCGCGACCAGTGGCAGATGAGCCAGGAAACCATCCACGCCTGCCCCGACCTCGAAGAGGAATGGGGCGGCGTCCGCAACGTCAACGGCGACGAGATGTTCTGGGCCGGAGGCTGCCGCTACGCCATCAAGGCCGCCACCGGCAAGGCAGGCCGCGGCGGCAGCAACGACGAAGTCAACATCGATGAACTCCGCGAGCAGCGCGACTGGAAAGCGTGGAACGCGGTCAGCAAGACAACCATGGCCCGCGCGAAGGCCCAGACGTGGGCCATGTCCAACCAGGGCGACGACAACTCCGTCGTCCTCAACCAGCTGCACGACGTCGCCCAGGCGGAAACCGACCCGTCTCTCTGCCTGCTGGAATGGTCCGCGCCCGAAGGCTGCGAACTGGACGACGAAACCGCCTGGCAGCAGGCCAACCCCGGGCTCGGCTACACCGTCAGCGAAGCCGCCATCCGCAGCGCGCTCGGCACCGACCGGCCAAACGACTTCCGCACCGAGGTTCTGTGCCAGCGGGTGGACCAGCTGGACGGCGCGATCGACTTCGGCGCCTGGAAAGCATGCACCGACGCGGCCGGGACCATGGACGGCCTCCGGGACCGCATCTCAGCCAGCTTCGACACCTCACTCGACGGCAAGCACGCCACCCTGGCCGTCTCCGCCCGGCTCGATGACGGCCGCCCGCGGGTCGAGATCGTCGCCGCATGGGACTCTGCCGAGGCCGCCCGGGCCGAGCTGGCTGAGAAGCTCGCCCTGATCAAGCCGAAGGCATTCACGTGGTTCTCAGCCGGACCTGCCGCTGAACTGGCCACCACCCTGCGGCCACTCGCCCGCAAGTACAACGCAAGGCCAGGCAAACGGCGCCCCGGTGACCCTCCAGAGGACGGCGCACTGACCGGAACGGCGGTCACCGAGGTCTGCCAGGAGATGGCTGGCCATGTCCGGGCCCGCTCAGTCGTCCATCCGGGCGATCCGCTGCTCGACGCGCACGTCCGCGGGGCCGCCAAGCTGAACAGCGGCGACGGATGGCGGTTCACCAGGAAGGGCGGCGTCGGCCACGTGGACGCCGCCTACGCTGCGGCCGGTGCGATCAGCGTGGCGCTGGCCATGCCCGCGGTGAAGAGGGCCCGGATGCGCATGCTCACCGCCTAAGCCGCCTTCTTGTGCCCCACCACGGACACCCCGGCCACCTGCGCCCACAACGTGAGGGGGCCGGTGTAGTCGCTGCCATCCCTCGGCCGTTTCCGGTTGCACCCGCGACAGATGATCCGCACGTTGCCGTGGGTGTGAGTGCCGCCCTGATTGATCGGCAGGATGTGATCAAGCTCCTTGCTGTTCAGCAGCCCCGGCTTGCCGGTCATCCAGACCCCGCAGCCTGGCATCGGGCACTTGCGCACCTTTAGCCGCATCGCGGCTTCCTGGTCCGGGGTGATGTCAGAGTCCGTCTGGGTCCTGCGGATGTTCTTCCGGTTATTGGCCCTGCGGGACAGCTTGGCGGCCTTCCATTTGCGACTGCACTCAGGGCTGCACGTCAAGGCCGTCTCCCGGCATCCCGGACCATGCACGACCGCCTTGCGGCCGCATACAGCGCAATCCACGATCCGGATCTTCGTCACGGGGAGGATGCAGAACGAGCAGGCCCGCTTGTACTTCGGCAGCGGGTCACCGCAGCGGCACACCCGCAGCCGCTTGGCCTTGCGCTGCCAGGCAGCGTCTTCCTGCTCCTGACGCGCCTGTTGCCCGGCGACGGCGAGCGGCGAGCGCGACATGGACGCCGCGAACGCTCGAAGATCCCTCGGCATAGGGAAATTCTAGGAACGTGTGCGCACGTGCGCACACGTTTCGCACCCCAGAAGGATCAAAGTTGCGCAAATGGTCACGTTGCGTGATGCCATAGGACGCTGGGGGAGGGGGATTGAGGGCGAGCGGGCTCTGATGGGCAGGCGCCCACTGGACTTTTACCACCCTCTTCAGGGTCCTCACCAGCGGGTGCGCGGCGATGGTTGCGGATCGCGAACTGTCTTGCGGAATCCTCTTCCTTCGCTCGCTGTCTTGCTCTGATGGTGTGGTGTGCACAGGTCCCGCAGGTTGGCCAGGGCGTGGCTGCCACCCTGGCTGACGGGCAGGATGTGGTCGCACTGCACACCATCCTTGCTGCCGCACCTGGTGCCCCCTTCCATTTGCTCGCACCGGCCCCCTGAGCGCCGCCTGACGGCCGCCTTGTTCCGCAGGTATTCGGGGTTCTGGTAGGTGGCTGCGGATCTGCGGCGGGCGTCAGGGTCGTTCTGCCAGGGCATGGTTGTTGAGTCCTGGCGCGGCCACGATCAGCCCCGTGCTGCTCATCTGTCCCGCAGCCGTCTTCACGTTCCCGGCCCACACCGCAGCGTCCGCGGCCCCCAGCAGCACGGTGAGCGTCGTTGACGGCGTCCGGATGGTGAGTGCCAGCCTCTGCCCGGCTGGCGTGTCCACGAGCGCTGTGGCGAGCTGGGCGGGTGTCTCGCCGAGGAGCTGGTTGCCCGGGTCCACGGGCAGCTGGTCAGGCTGGCTCATGGCGCCGCATCGATCTCGGCTTGGAGTCGCTTGGCCCTAGCCTCAGCGATCCGGGCGGCGAACGCAGCCTCGGCCGCCTCGAGTGCCCGCACGAACCGGCTGGCGTCCCAGATGATGCGCACCTGCACGGGGCTGCGGCTCACGGCGCAGGTGCGGGCTCAGGCTGCTGCCCCATCGCCACATCAGCGTGCCCGGTGGTCACGTCCGCGGGCACCGGCTGCGCCACATCGGCCTTGGGGAACGCCTCGGCCAGGAAGTCGATCGACGGGATGAGCAGCCGCTCGATGGCGCCGACGGGCACGTGGGCGACCCGCAGCAGTGCGTCCACGAGGGGGCTGGACAGGACGGGCTCGATTTTCTTGGCGTCGGCGACTGCGGTCGGCAGGGTGCGGCGCATGAAGTCCTCAACGTGGGCCAGGACGGCTTCGCCCTCGTGCTCGACGGTCTGGATCATGCTCATGGGTGCCTCCGTGGCGGGGGTTGCTGTGGTTACGGGTTGATGGTAGTGGGCTGGGTGCAGGTGGCTGGTGAACGCGTCCCAGCCGTGTTCGAGCTTCTGCTCGAGGGCGGCGAAGATCGGCTCGCTCATTCGGCTGCATCCCCTTCCGTGTCGCCTTCCGGGGCCAGCAGCTCGCGGATCTGCTCGTCCGAATAGACGCGGCTGCCGTGGGTGAGCTGGACGAGTTCCGGACCATGCTCACCGACGAGCCTGGTTTTCCTCGCCCCGTGCTCGTCTTCGTTCATATTCGCACCGACGTTCGAAGGGTTATCCACATATCCACAGCTCCTAGAACCTGTACGTTGCATCGAGGTCAAACCCAGGGATGGTCTTACTGGGATGGGCCGGGTCGGGGCACTGTTAGTAACGGCGTGACTGACGGTGTGAGTAACGGCGTTACGGATGTGCCTTCCTCCAGCGCTTTTGTCTTTCGGCCGCTGCTCTCCTCTCGTTATCCACAGCTTCTTTCGACGGGTTGTAATCGAGGTAGTCGGGCATACGCCAGCCGCCTCGCGTACGGCGCCACAGCTTCGTCTTAACGAGCACCTCGGTGAGTTCGCGGCTGCCGTAGAGCATCGCTACCTCGTCCGGGATGAACCCGTTAGTCAGATGCGCGGCGGCGTACGTGCCGCAGCGGACATACAGGCCGACTGCCTCGTTCCCGGCCGCCAGTACCTTCGGGTGGCTGTGGAAGCTGTCGTCTAGGCGGAACCAGGGCATCAGTCACCCCGCACGGGTGGGAAGACCTCGTTGAACGGCCTGCTGAATCCTTTCTCGATCAGGTAGTAGGGCGTCCCGCTGCCGTTGCTGCGGTTCGGGCCGGGTCGTCCGCGCTGGCGTACCTCGCGTGGCGTCATCACCCGCCA